GTAAGATTACTTGGTTTGTTCCGCTTGCGGCAGAAGTAGAAGAAGCAAGAACTGTTGCAGTTGCATCTGTTGTCTGCCTTCCCAATACTAAAATAGCGGATTGAGAAACACCTAAATTTTGTGCAACTGGGACATTACACGCTGGTGAAACAATATTTCCTGTAATTCCTCTTGTTGTTCCGTATGAACCACCCACAACAGAAGCATAAAAACCACTTGCAGTATTACTTACACCGCCAGCAACTACACAAGCGTTACCACTAGCTATATTACCAAAACCAGCACCAATAAAACTACTTAATCCGCTTGCAGTATTAGCAGAAACACCTCCTGATGGCAAATCAAATAAACCACCACCACAGACTACTGAACCATCACCTGACGCAGTATTCTTAACTCCACCTAATACCGAACTCCAAGTTCCACTAGCCACATTCCTATTAGCCGCAGTACCAGCATCGCCACCACCACCAATAAATGAGTAAGAGCCTGTTGCTTGGTTATTACCACCACCTACTACTACTCCATGAGGAGTGTAAAAAGACAGGGTTGAAGTAGATGAGCCTGAAGCGGCTTGGGAAAGGGTTAAAGCTGTGCCTGATATGGCGGCTACATAAGTATAAGTAGCTATGCTTGTGCCAGTTATTAATTGACCTACTTTAATGTTTGCGTTGCTTCCACTTAATGTAACAGCAGTAGTTCCGTTCATTGTTGCGGATTGCGTAGTTACAGCAGAAGCAGAAGTTCCACTATTTAATTGCCCACCACCAACAAAATTTATATAACCTAAAGCAGAATTTTGGTATCCACCAACAACAGAAGAATATGGGCTATTTGTGGAATTTCCATTTCCTGCACCAATAAAGTTTCCTGTAGATTGAGGATTATTGTTTAAACCAGCAACTAACCCACTAAAGTTACCTGATGCTGTATTGCTTGAGCCTGACCCAATAAAAGAAGATGTTGCGGATGCCACATTGGTTGCACTTCCTCTGCCTGTCTGCCAATCAACAGCATTAGCACCTCTAGCGTTACCGCCTACTGTTGATGAAGTAGTTGCTTGTGCTTGTAATGCTCCTGTTCCTGCTGGACTGACATACAAAGCACCATTAGATTCCAAGCCTATACCAGCTACACCACTAAAGGATAAGCTAGGAGTGCCGTAGACTGCTGTTGTGGTTGTGTTTATATAAGACCCAACAGTTGTACCTATTTCTACCTGTGCGCCATAAATGTAAATGCCACTACCAGTTGTTCCTAAATAAGTTCTGTTTCCCCAAACTCCATCAGTAGAAATGTATGTATTTGTTTGAACACCAGCAGTACCTGTTGCGGCAACACTAAAACCAACCCTGTACCAACCATTTCCTAAAGAAGTAGAAAACGCATTTAAAGGTGTTCCTGTTCCTGTTGTAACTGCACCAGTAGAAAGGTTTACTTGAATTGCAGTTGTTGGTGTACCTGAAGTTGTAGCAAATAAAGCAAATCCTCTTTCAGCCGCTTTTAAATAAATTGAAACTGTATAAGTTAATCCAACAACAGAAGCTGGTGCTTGATATACAAAATGAGTGCTAGATGTGTTATCTTCAACTATCTTATAGGCATTAGAACCACCAAAAGGGTCTGTTGTTGCTACAGTTGTTCCAACAGTTGCAGCAGTTAAAAACCAATTAATATTAGTGAAAACATTAGACTGTAAAAATAAATTCTGCCCAGTACCTTTTAATACTTCTGTCTGTCCTGTAATGGTAGTGAATGTACCAGTAGAAGGGGTTGTAGCACCGATAGTGCCGTTTAAAGCACCGCTAGTAGAATTTAAAGAAGTAAATGCTCCAGCAGAAGCAGTTACATTACCGTTAAATGTAGTGTTACCGCTTCCATCAATATACTGTCTAGGATTACCATCACCATCAGATAACACAATGTAGTTACTTGATGTACGGATGTCTAGACCGCCTTGGTTTCCATTGTAGCCACCAATAATAGTGTTTTTAGCACCTGTAGTTATTAAATAACCAGCTTGAAAACCAACGGCTGTGTTATTAGATGCGGTGGTGTTTGACTGTAAAGCCCCTAAACCAAACGCAGAGTTAGCACCACCCGTTGTGTTTGCATTAAGCGAAACATTGCCAAATGCAACATTATTATTACCAGTAGTATTTCCAGCTAAAGAACCATGTCCAAATGCAGCGTTAGCTGCACCTGTAGTATTGGCAAATAATGCAGCTTCATAATATCCAGCAGCCCTACCACCAAACGCAAGGTTTAATATTCCTGTAGTATTGTTATAAAGTGCTTGTCTACCAAAAGCATCTATTCTTCCAGTAGTATTGCTAAAGGCAGCTAAATAGCCAACTGCTGTGTTATCAGGCCCTGTGGTATTACTATACAAAGATTGATAACCTATTGCGGTGTTGTTAGATGCGGTGGTGTTTGAGTAAAGGGCATTACTACCAACAGCAGTATTAGAATTTCCAGTTGTATTTACTTGTAATGCGTAATTGCCAAAGCTAGAATTTGCGCTTCCTGTTGTATTTGCTACACCAGCATAAAAACCAAAATATGAATTTGCATTACCAGATGTATTTGAATAACCAGCTAATTGTCCAAAAGCAGAGTTTTGTCCTGAACCAGTATTTGCTCCAGCTAATGCAGCAGCACCTACGGCAGTATTACTACTAATAGCACCGCCACCCTTACCAACAGTAAGACCTGATATAGAAGCATCATTACTTGTTACTAAATTAGTCCCATTAAACTGTAGCGCAGAACTAGATGAAAATGGGTTTGTGCCATTTCCATAAGGAATGTACCCAGTTGTTAATGAAGATAAACCAGTTCCACCGTTGTCTACAGGAATAGTGCCTGTTAGGTCATGGTCATCATTCCAGTTAGACGGTCTTACTATTGTTGCATCTGTGCCATCGGGTATGGCACTTACAAACTTATGCTTGACTGTTATAGCCATTATTGAACTCCAATGATTTTACCGTCTTGACCGCGAATAACTGTTTTTGGGCGATTGTGTTGTGAGTTAATTGTGTCTACCAAAGCCGTGATAGCCTGTGCCATTTGTTGATTTCCGCTACCAATAGCATCAGCAATCGGTTGCATTGGGTTTTGCATAGCTTGTGCCATATCTTCTTCGTGCATATAAGCTGCTTCGCCACCTGATTCGTCAGCACCAATTCTAGCAACTTCTATCTTTGCGCCATTGTTGATGTGGGCCAATAGTACTTGAGTGTTGCGCTCTGTCATCATCTTCATCTGCGCTACCTTAAATCTAAAGTTTGTGCGCCTGATGTAACAGCAGTAGATGCCGCAGTAGCGTTATCAATTGCTAAAGCAGTTGCAGATGCCGTTCTGCCAATCATAGTTCCAGTAGTCCAAATAGCTGTTGTGCTTGAGCCAGTAAGCGTGAACTCTACTTGAAATTGAGTTGTTTGACCCGTATTAGTTAATACAGTAGTTGTAATAGCAGTAAGTTGTGTAGAACCCCAAAATGCGGCAACACGAGCAGTTCTAGCTGTTGCAGAGTTAGCCGCAGTAAACTGTCCAAAAGCACGAACTCGCCAAGTAGAACCTATTGCGGCTGTTTGGCTTGCCAAAGTAAGACCGCCAGTTGTATAAGTGGTCGTGTTAGTAATTGTAGTATTAGCAGTCTGTCCAGCATTTGTGGCTAAAACACTTGTTACAGAAACCGCAGTTGCGTTAAGTGTAGGTATTACAACAGCACCAGTACCTTTTGGGGTTAATGTTAAATCAGCATTAGCACCAGCATCAACAACGGATAGTGAATTAGCTGAATCGTCTTTTTGAATAGTCATTAGAATGTCATCTCCGTAGTTTCAACTTTGGCTACCCATCTAATTGTAGTTGCCGCCTGTCCTGTTACTGTTACTGCTAGACCACCATTGGTTGTGTCTGCTGTTAAAGCTATTGTCCAAGTAGAAGCACCAGCATCTTGAGCAACAAGGTTTACAGAAGGAGTGCCAATAAGGACTGTTGTTCCTACACCAGCACCACGCTTGATTGCTCCTTCAATGCTCCATGCTTTAGAGTTACCAGCACCAGTTACTCCAGCGATAACAGAGCCTTTAAAGTAATAAGCAGAGTTATTAGGTAAGATTACTTGGTTTGTTCCGCTTGCGGCAGAAGTAGAAGAAGCAAGAACTGTTGCAGTTGCATCTGTTGTCTGCCTTCCCAATACTAAAATAGCGGATTGAGAAACACCTAAATTTTG